TGAGGTTCACCATAATGGGACCTCACCGGCTCTCCGGCCGGCCCGCACTCAGCGGCGCCTCGCGGCGCCCACTCGGTGGCGGTGGGCTCTCGTGGTAGGACCACGCTCATACTGTATAAGGGCCCGATACGGGCCTCCACAGTATGGCGTGGATCCACCGCGAAGAGCCGGGGCGGCTCTACTTCGCGTTCCAAGGCGAAGTACTCTACCAGGAATCGATCTACGCTCTCCTTGGGGAGGCCTCCTGGGTTGCTCCCGGGATAGCCGTCCCTAGGAATGAGCGCGATCAGATCCCTGAGTAGAGATTGCCTCCAGATGCGCAGCGCTCTTGTCCCGATTAGGGACAGATACGCTGCTAGGGTTCTGTAGTCAAGGCGTTGCGGCGCCTTGAGCTTGAACCCTATCCCATCTGGGGCAATGAGCCGCCCAACAAATTCGCCTAGCCTCCCCGCGAGGGACTTTGGCTCCGAGATCTCCACCCCTAAAACCTGGGTGGAGAACTCTCGGTAGGCCTCCGCCAGCCTCGGGTCGGCGATCACGAGGTCGTCCCCGACTATACAATACGGGGCTTCCCTCGGATCGCCGCCGAGCCGGGCCCAGAGCGCCCTGACAACCGCATGGTGGCTCAGGGCGAAGGCGGCGAATGACGGGACAGTCCCTAGAGGCTGCCCGCATCGCCACCGGATGGTCTCTGAGCCGGCCCCGGGATAGGCTGCCCGAGCGGGAAGCCTCGAGATCCAGCAGAACAGATCCACCCACGGTCTGTTGGCCCTGGATGACAGGGACCACAGGACCGTCCGGGTGACAGCCAGAGGGAACCGGTCCGTCGCCGAGCTCAGGTCGAAGGACCATACAGTCCTTCCCGCCCTGAGCCATTCGGCGACGCGCTCCGCCCCGGCCGACTGGTTGTAAGTGAAGTCCTGCGGGATTGCCTTGAGTGCCCGATAAAGAGCTCGGGCCCAAGGATCCAGCAGGAATTGCAACCAGCGCGGGGGAGCGTAGTAAAACCGGGCCTTCCCATCCGGCTGGACCCGGCAATAAACCGCACCGTGGCTCCTCACTGAGCCGGGCGCCGGTCTGAAGTCTGGCAAGACCGGCAGCTGCGGCCAGTAGAGCGGCACGGTGCCTGGTGGGTGAATAATATGATCTTGCATTACCCACCAGGCGTCCTTAAAGAGCTCTAACCCGACGGCGGTATAGTTACCCCGTCCGTCGGTGAGCTTCAAGGACAGCGGGTTATTGGGGAGGATCTTTCTCTGGATCCTCACCTCAGGAAGGACGTCAGAAGGAGAGACACCGAAGTACGCCCGGAAGGGAAACCGGGCACGCCAATCTTCGGTGTCCACTTCTACGACCTTGCCTGAGGCGAGAGGCACCGTGAGGATGCGAGCCGTCCCAACAGCCCGTTCGAACTTCTCCACGTCCGCCTTGGACGGGATCGTCTTGAGCTGGCCATAGGCCGTCAAGGCGACCCGCCAAGTCTGGACTAGCTGGAGAAACTTTTCGAACGGGGCCGTGGTGGCGACACGATACGCATAAGATAAGTATCGGTCGGACCACCACGGTGGCCTGTCAGGACGTTCCCCGGCTCGAAGCTTCAACAACCATTGGACGAGGGAGCTAACTCGCTCCTTCGCCCAGTCGAAGCCCGAGGCGCGGACCCACCTGTCCACCGCTACGGCAATCAG